TTGAAATCCAATATGTCGGATTGGAAAAATGCCTGGAATGCGAAACCGGCAAACGCCTGGCGGATGCCGAATCCAAAAATATTGTTGGTTCTGACAACCGGCCGAAAACCGGCGGACACGCAGGTCAGCCCATTGTAGGGGCGGACCTATGTGTCCGCCCATTTATCCGCCACAAATTAAATCATCCCCAAACAAAGGAGGAAAAAATGGAACCACAAAAAATTTGCAAACGCTGCGGCAAAGGCAAACCGATTTCCGAATTTGGGCATCATCATTCTACGAAGGACGGCCTTTCCACGTTGTGCCGGGATTGTTTCAGCTTGATGACCAAAGAATCCGCCAAGAAACGATATGGTATCGGTGGGGCGGGTTTAAAGGCGGGTATCGATGCGGTCGATACGCCACCAAGCCGCCCAGGACATGGAGGACTTGTAGGTTCGGACCTATGTGTCCGAGCCAAAGAGGATCATCCGCCTCAACGTCTGCCCGCAAAGGGCGGAAAATCTTCCGCAAAGGGCGGACACGCAGGTCCGCTCCTACGGGAAACCGAACCGCCCACGCCGTCCCTGGATGATGATCCCGTTGCGATCCAGCTTCGCCTCGCCGTGCAGGCGACCGCACGAGCCTATGAGATGGCAAAAAGTTCCCCGGACCTCTATAAGTATGTCCCGCGCCTCGCCGTGATTTTCTCCGAAACCCTGCTCAGATCGCTGCCATGGATCGGCGTTAGCGTCCTGGGGGATTGGGTGAGGAAAGAATAAGAAAAGGAGGCGATCAATTGGGGAAAAAAGAGATTCAGAAAGTGATAATTGAATACATACCCAGAGGCGAAATTTTATCCATTGAACCGTTTTGCGAGATATTTCCGATTGAAAAAGAAGTCTTAAATAAAGTCGTCGCCGACATAAAGGAACATGGCTATGACCAGAATTTTCCGGTTACGGTCTGGCCGCATGACGGGAAGCTAATCTGCATCGACGGACACACCCGTCTTGTGGCTGCTGAAATCGCTGGAATAGATTGGATACCAGTGTTTAAAAGAGGCTTTCTGGGAGATGAGGATGAAGCCATCCGGTACGTCATCCACTGCCAGCGTGATCGCCGGAACATGACGGACGCGGATATCGCCTGGTGCATCGAGGCGGTGGATAAACTGAAGGGGAAAGGCGAAAGGACAGACCTAGCGTCACTTGACGCTAGGTCTGGGAAATCGGCCCAAGAGACCGCCGAAATCGTCGGAACATCCGAACGTAAGGTGGAGAAATATCGCACGGTGATGACCCATGCCGATGACGAGACAAAAGCCGCCGTGAAGTCTGGCGAAAAATCCATCAACAGGGCCTACACGGAGACCCAACAGAAACGAAAGGAAAAGGAGGTGATACAAAAAGAACAACCGGAAAATCAAAATGATAATAAATTTTGGAAAGGAATTTTGAAATCAATAAAATTTTTAAATCGTAAAATATCTAAAGGAGGAAAATATCCGGCGAAAATAAAATCCGCTATTAAATCGGAAATATTATTTGAATTTAATACTCTAAATATTCTCATTACGAGGCTTGAAAATGAAAAGAAAAATTAAAATCGATTGGAAAAAAGTAAGACAAGAATTTATAGGAAAAGGAAAAATTGCCGTTGTTCGGATAGATGGCCCGGATGAGCATGGAACCTATCGCTTGCATTATGAGGAAAACGGCAATGCACAATGGATAGATAGTAAAGAAAAAGATGAAATGGAAAAAATACTAATCGAATTCGGAGGTAAAAATCTCGATTCGGTTTCCGCGCCGGATAAGTTCTTATTGTTAAACGATTGGTCAAGTCAAGATATCGCAGAATTGGGCCATTCCATTAAACAGATTTCCTTAACGGGATGTTTGGTCACCAGGGAAAATACGATACCTATCATATTTCCATCGTCATGTGGTTCATCCCCTATATCAAAATCAAAAAAAGAAAAGAAAAAACAGACTATTGAGGCAAATATTATCCAGAAAGACAAAGACAATCTTACATTCACCGCAAAATTTAACGATGAAAATGAATTCAACAATCTCATTAAATTCGTCAAAAATAATAAAATAATGAAAAATATGGTATTTTATGTAACGAGAATGGTCACTCAAAATTTAAAATCAAAACAAACTTGTCTATGGTTGAGGAAGACGTCAGGAGATGGAATCAAAAGAATGATTCTAGAATTGCGGGCTATTGATGGAGTCAGCTTTGATCGATGTTGTCTATTTGATCTTATTTCTGCTGCTGATGATATGGCCGACGGAGAATGTAAACATGTTCCAGACATCAGCAAAAAACGATATGAAAAATTACTTTGTTATACACATGCATCAAATCAAAAATAAAACCCGCCAAGGTCGGCCACCTCGGCGGGATCGGTAAACTCCGGTAGGGTCCGGTAAATAATATTGAAAGGAAGGTAAATAAATTGAAATGAGTTGTCAAGGATGATTTTGAAAATAAACGGTGTAGGGGCGGACCTATGTGTCCGCCCGTTTGTCGGTCCAATTTCCGCCCTGAAGGATTAAACGCATGGACCTAAAACCCCTTCTGGATGCCGCATCCGATGCGGATCGTGCCGAGCTGACGATACTACACAACGCCCATGTGACGGCGTTATCCGGCGTGCAGGCGGGCGCAACCGAGGCATCTTTGCGCACTTACAAGGCCGCCCAGGAAGCGCTGGAGCGGATCGTCGAACGCCTGACGGAGAAATATTTCCCGAAGGATAGCGATAAATCCCCGGTATTTAAAAACCGCGCGGAGGCGTTCCGGCATCTGGTCGGGCAAGGGTACAAACTCGGCAAATCCAAATTTTTCAAAGACGCCCATGACGGATTGGTTAAATTCGAGGCGGACGGCACCATCCCCGAAAAGTCCCTGGATCGATACATTAAATTAACCGGGATCCAGAAATTCACCGAGATCGGGAAAAACGTTCCTGCAGAAAAAGAATCGGTCCTCTATGAAAAGGCCGAGCGAGAGGTGGAGAAGCTCAAGGAGCAGATCCGGGAGTTGCGCCTTAAAAATGAGGTTCTGGAGGGGCTTTATTTCAAGCGCTCCGATTTTGAGATGGAGCTTGCTGCCCGTGCCACGGTTTTGGATTCGGGATTGCGCCAGATGGTGCGTGCCGCCGCCGCCCGCCTAGTCTCCGGTGTTTCCGGGGATGCCACAAAGGCCCATGTGCTATGCGAAATATTCGACGGCATCCTGGATAAAATCTTGCGCGAATACGCCGACACGTCCCGTTTCCAGGTCATTATGATGGATCGGGCGCTGATCCCGGCGGAATCCGAAGCGTTGAAATCATAAATATGATATCCTGGGCATAACCTGACCAGGAAAACGATGGAGGGAGCTATGGATACGAAAACGAACGAGAAAACGCCGAAAAGTGGCGGTCAGGTTGACGCCGTTATTATACAGCACTGGGAAGACCTTGAATTCACAGTGGTGGCCACTCCGCATGAATACCATGTTGATTATGCCCTGTACGAAATTGCCGGGTTTACCGAACCTGGCAACAAGCCTTTATGGCCGAAAAAATGGGCTGACCAGGGCCCTGATTTCGTTGAAAACCTCGATGAGGCTGAGCCATATTTGCACGGTCATGTAAAACGGGATGGCTGCAGCAATTGGAGATTCGACGAACAAGACAGGGGGGTAATGCTGCATGGATGCAGCAGAGATGATCTGGTGCATCTTGGCGAGGTGATGGCCAGGTGTTGGGACTTGGCCGAGACGTTATGCCCAAACTGGTATGATGTATAACGCCATGATCAACCGCCGGGCTCCGGTCTGAATGAAAAATGCTCCAGCTTGATTCCCGGTCGGCTGGATTAATTGGTTATATTTGCAGGAGGGGATATGATTATAATTACTGGGAAGTATTGGATAACCATGAAAGATTTAAGTGAGATGTTTAACCGGAAAGATATAAGAAGCTTCGGTTGGCCGATTAAATGCCGGCGGTTGCTGTTTTGTCTATGGATCGTAGAAATATAACGTAGAGCTAATCCGCTTTTCAGTCCTAACGGCGGGTTATGTCAACCGTGGAAAGGAAAAACAAAATGAGTTGGAGATATGTATTTGATAGTAAATTACTAGCAGGTTCGACAAAGGATGAAATAATTAATCTTACGTACTTGTCAAAGTATAAATTCTTTAATTTTAATGGAAATATTTATTTTCTTGCTAGTAAAACACTAGCATATCCAACGGGATTAACAGTAAGGGATATGAAGGCGTAACGCTCCGGATAACCGGGCCGGCGGAGGACAACATGAAAAAGAAACGAGCTGATTCAGCTCCGGTTGATGCGGTGGTTAGACCAGGTTCATCCTATCATTTGTTCTTTAACGTAGGCAATATCAATAACAATAAGATCCACATTCGGGCTATCGTGGATTGCGACTGGGTTGTTTTCCGTTCGTGGAGTAAACGAAAACAACAATGGTTTTATCAAATAAATCATATGTACTTCTTTGAATTGCTTCATCGTGATGGTTATTTAAAAAAGGTCTAACCACTGATTATCAGGTCAAAATGAATCTACAATCCCCCATCCTGATCCCTTCCTATCTCCCGGATGCCGTAAAGGCCTCCATCGCCGCATCGGGCGGGACGCTGGCTTATGATTTTGCGTTTTCCGCAGCTGAGCGCAAGGTCCTAAAAAAGAAGAAGCGCGTCCCGCCGTCTATCTGGGTCCCCAAAAACCGCGTCATCACCTACGGCCCCTTTGCGGGACAACTCTGGCGCGCGGATCTTACCCCATATCTATCTGGCATCATGGATGCCATGGCGTTTGCCTCCGTGCAGGAATTTTATTTAGTCAAAGGGGTGCAAACCGGTGGCTCCGAAGCAGTGCATTCGTTTGCCGGCTGGTCCATCGAATTTTTAAAGGTCCCAATCCTCTATGTTTACCCCGCGCAAAAAATCGCCAAGGAAAACTCCCAGGATCGCATCCGCCCCATGATCGAAAAATCTCCGGTGCTCTCGCAGTATTTCACCGGAGACGAAGACGATCGGACAAACTATCGCATCAACCTCTTGCACATGCCCATTTACATCGCCTGGGCGTCATCTGCGGCAGAGCTTAGTTCCAAACCCATCGGCTTGGCCATTGCCGACGAGACCGAAATTTATCCGGATGAGGTCTCCGAAAAGCACGCGGACCCCTTATCCGAGATGCGGGATCGGCTCACCGTATATCTGGCCATGGGGATGGGAAAACTGATTGCGTTATCTACGCCCGCGCGCCCGGACGGACCCATCATCAAAGGATTTTCCGCCGCCTCCTGTCGCTTCGAGCTCTATGTCACGTGCCCTTCCTGCGGGCATGAGCAGATCATGAATTTTTCCGGCGTGGTGTGGCCGCGTATCCACAAAGAGAGTGGTAAATTGACTTGGGTGGATCCGAAAGCCGATGATGCCGAGAAAAAAGATTATATTCATCCGGAACCGGTGAAAATCCGGGAGGAAAAACTCGCCCGGTACAAATGCGCAAAATGCGAAACCTTCTGGGATGACGCCAGGCGAAACGAAGCCGCCGCAAAGAGCGTCTGGCGGGAGACCTCCACTGGGATGCCGTTGATGCCCTATCTTAAAAAGCGCCGACCCATATCGGTGGGGATGAAGCTGCCGTCGTGGCCCTCCTGGTTTTTTTCGCTCTCCACCGGCGCCGCTCTTTGGGTGGAGTATCTGCAGACCAAAAACAAATTATTGCTGCGGCGGTTTTTGAATAAAATCTGCGCCGAGACCTATACCGAATATCGATCCGAGCGAAAGGAAGACAAAATCCTGGATCTGCGCGACGAGCGCCCCGCCGGGCTAGTCCCATCCGGGAACATCGTATCCGGGTTAGTCGCCGGCATCGACACCCAGGACAACGGATTCTGGTACTGGATCCACGCATTCGGATACGGGCCATCCGAGGAATCCTGGGAGATCCGCTCCGGGTTTGTGGACTCCATAGAGGCCATCCGCCGCATCATCCTGGAGGATGTTTACGAAAATGCCGAAAAGCGCCGCTATCTGGTGCGCTGGGCGGTGCAGGACGCCATGGGGCACCGCACCTCCGAGGTCTATGATTTCTGCCGCATGGGCGGCATCCGGGGGCGCATCGTGCCGTTCAAGGGCGAGGGTCGCATGGCGGCCCCCACCGCATGGACCAAGGTGGATACCTACCCGGGAACCAGCAAGATCATCCCCGGCGGATTGATGTTATTGCGGGCAAACGTGAATCATTACAAGGACAAAATCTCAGGCAAGTTGTCCATTGCCGGCGCCGATCCGGGAGCGCTCCATCTATCCTCCGACTTTGACTATGATAAGGCATCGCATCTTTGCGCCGAGATCATCAATGAAAAAAACGGCTTATGGGAAAATCCTTTAAACCGCCCTAATCATCTATGGGATTGTCTCATGCTCTGCTTTGTGGCGGCCGATGTCATCGGTTTGCGGTTTATGGCGGATCGTAGGGACGGACCTGCGTGTCCGTCCGATACGGGCGGAAATATGGACGGAAAATCATCCGCCCCTATAGACCCAAATAAACCCGATCCGGCGACCGGATCAAAATGGATCGGGACAAAATCAGGGTTTGTGAAACGGTGGTAGGGGCGGATAAACGGGCGGACACATAGGTCCGCCCCTACGGTCCGCCCACATAATCTGGAGATCGGCATTAGGCAGGGACATTATTATTCTTTGGATCTCAAAACCTTGGACCGATGGAAGGCAATTTTTAGGGAAATGACCTCGGAAATGTTAAAAGCGCAGCAACAAAGAGAGCGCAACGGCAAGCCGACCGATCACCAGGGCGGCGACTCCTGAAGACGCCTAACACTGAGTTAAGCGGCGGTACTTTACCCGTCCGCCTTGAACGACTAGTTATGCGTTGTAACACGAAAGGAGAAAACACCATGAACACATATGAAGTTGAAGGGCGCATTTATAAAGCACGGAATGAATACGACGCCGTTAAAAAGGCATATAAAATGGCAAAACGTATTGAGTGGGGAGGCTATGTCGGAGACGAAACTTGGAACTATAAAGCAGTGTTCTCTTGCGGAAAAGTAAACGTAATGGTGCGGAGAGTACATGGCTAATATCAGTGTCAATCTCTATGATGGGCATCTTGATGTATCTTATGACTGCTCCGGCGCAATCAAGTGCAAGTATGCACTTTGGGAAGATATGCCGATTGACGATGATGAGCACTGCATTTACCGATATTGCGGAAGTTGTCGAAGTTCTTCGTCGCAAAATATTGCGATTGAAAACGTGAAGATGAGGCTTACGCAGTATATTAAGCTGATGGAAATGGGGGATGACGCCTAACCATTAATTATTAGGTCATCCGGGACATGAATGGCATCTTTGCCGCAAAATAACACCAAAATCCTAACCGGGATGCAATCCATCATGGATTACATTGGCGTCGGCAAATCAGCGTTTTATAATTTGGTAAAAATGGGCTTGCCGGCCACCGTCATCGACAATCGCTGGTATGCCCACAAGGACAACCTGGATTTATTTTTCCAGAAGGTCACCCGAAACCGGATCAAGGAAATCCCGGATGATGCGGAATGATCTATAGGGGCGGACCTATGTGTCCGCCCGATTGGGGCGCATATTGGATCGGATACGCAGGTCCGTCCCCTATACCCATCCCAATGGTCCGCCCCTACCGCCCCGCAAATCCCCTTTCAATATCCGTATTGGTTAATATGGTATTTATTTATTTTACCTATCAATAAAATCAATTAGTTACGATAGCCATATAGGTATTTTATTATCTTGACTTATGATTATTATCATATTATATTAATGTCGATAATAACGATTAACAGCCCCGAGGAGGGGTAGAGGAGGAGAGAAATGGTACATTTAGCATGTGATACGAATGAGGATAACCCGCACGGGACATGCTGCGGGCAATTTGACTTTGGCGATAGCGTCACAGTAAAATTTCAAAACCGGACATGCTCCGGTTGCGAGATGAACCGTAAAAAGTTTGAGGAGTACGTGGAAACATTGGCGCCCCGGAAAGGGGCAAAGGAGGGAAATCGGAGTTAGATTGGAGCCAGGATTAGGTTCCATCAAGAATGTTCCACAAGCACTTTTCCCCTGCTATAGCAGGGAGTGCGAGAAGACCTGCTGCTGGCGGGTCGGAACAGTTCCTGCGTGTGAAGCGCAGGATGAAATTAGGAAAAGAAGAGGAGAGGAGGTTGAAAAAAACCTGTAGAAAGTGCGGGCACATTTGGATTGCCCGCACGGAAAAACCGAGAAGTTGTCCCAACTGTAAGAGTTATAGTTGGGACAAGAAAAAAGAAAAGAAAAATCCATAAACCCGGCGCATTGGGCGGACCGTAGGGGGCGGACCTATGTGTCCGCCCCCTTTATGGGCGCAACATTTTGCGCCCCTTGCGAGGCTTCTGAAAAAATAACATCCTTCCAGGGCGCATCATAAAATTCGATGCGCCCGGAATGTTTTTATCCCCTGTCAATTCCCATATTGATCGTTTTCCTTCACGTATTGGTCGTTTCCCGGCCGTCTGCTTCCGTCCACGTTTTGTCTGAAAACCCCATGTTATGGTGTGGCATCGATTAAAAACCATGTACGGGTGCCGGACGTTGCGCCCCAACAGGGGGTTTTTTATGGCGTTTACAAGTACCGATCTGGCCAATGTCGAGGCGGCGATTGTATCTCTTGCCACCGGCTCCAGAGGTGTTTCTCTTTCGGTCGGCGGAAAACAGATCACCTTTGCGCAACATCGGCTGGATGATCTTTATCGCCTGCGCGATTTGATCCAGTCTGATATCGCCATCGCCGCCGGCACCGCCGTACTGCGCACCTACGCCAAAAACGGAGGGCGCACCGGATGAGTCGCCTTGCCGGCGCAATCAGTTCCCTATTTGGCAGGATCGGGCGGATACATAAGTCCGCCCCTACAGATCCGCCCGTACATCCGCCACAACGATCCGCCGAAATGCGCCCCCGATACGCCGCCGCCGGTACCAACCGGCTTACCGGCTCCTGGTCTCCGGTGGATTCCGGGATCAACAGGCTCATCGCCCAGGCAGCCGGTCCCATCCGGGCCCGTGTCCGCCAATTGGTCCGTGATTTTCCGTATTTTTACCGGGCGGCAAACCTCCTCACCGATTACGTGGTGGGGGCCGGAATCATGTTCCAAAGCAAAATCAAGTCCCCGGACGGGGAATTGAGTAAAACTTTAATCCAGAAAACCGAAGATGTTTTTTCTTTTTGGTGTGACGAGTGTGACATCGCCAAAAAACTGCATTTTTACGAGATGATGGCACTCGCCAAAACCCAGGATTCCGAGACCGGCGAATTTTTTCTGATCAAACGATATCGCCCTCAAAACCGATATCTCCCGTTATGCCTGCAGATGATCGAATCGGATTATCTAACGTCGCTGGGCTCTCCGCAAAACGGAAATAAACTCGATCAGGGGATCGAATACGATCCATCTACCGGCGAAGTTGCCGCCTATCATTTTACGGATCCGGAGAGTTATTCCATGAGGGCCATCGAGCGGGTCCCGGCGGCGGATGTCATCCATGGTTTTAAAACCGTGCGCCCGGGGCAGCTTCGCGGGATATCTCCGTTTACACCCGCGGTTTTGGTGGCCCACGACCTATCCGAATACATGGATGCGGAAATCGACGCCACCAAAATGGCGGCAAAATACCTTGCGATTGTCAAAACCCCGGATATTTACGGGCGCCAGATCGGCGTGGTTGAAACCGACGACTCGACCGGAAAGAAGATCGAATCGATGCAAAACGCCATCATCGAATATCTGCGCCCCGGAGAAGAAATAGAGATCGCCAAAAATCCGCGACCCGGCGAATCGTTCACCCCTTTTGTGCGCTTTGTCCTTCAGATGGTTTCCATCACGGTGGGCGTGCCCTATGAATTGCTTTCAGGGGATTACGCCGGGATGAATTACTCCACCTCCCGGGTGGTGAGAAACGATTTTGCTTTTCAACTCCGCCCCATCGCCGCCCGCCATGTGCGCCACTTTGCGGCGCCCATATTCAAGAACTTCATGGATGTGGCAGTATTAAGCGGCAAACTCCCCTTTTCCGGATATTATGATGATCCCATCCCTTACATGGCATGCGAATGGCAGCCGCCGGGGATGGAAGCCGTGGATCCCCTGCGCGAAGCCAAAGCCCGAATAGAAGAGATTGCCGCCGGGTTGCGCTCTCCCCAGGAAACCGTGGCATCCCGAGGGCGGGATCTTGAAGACATTTATCGCGAGCTATCATCCGCCGCGTCTCTGGCTGAATCCTACGGGCTATCTTTTGTTAAGCCCTCCACCGCCCAAGCGAACAACCCGGCGGAGGTGGAAAATCAATAGGGGCATATACGTAGGGGCGGATTCACGGTCCGCCCACATAATAGGAGGAATAAATCATGCCGAATAAAAAAATGAATTACAGATCCGCTTCCATCCGCGCAGCGGAACCCGGAGGACCTGCCACATTCGATCCGGATACGCGCTCCGTGGAGGTGGTGGGCGCAACCGATGCGCCGGCCCTAGTGTTCGACTGGGCGCGGATGGAAGTGATTGAGGAAATTTTACTGATGGACGGGCTTGAGCTGCCCAAAAGCCGGCAAGTCCCCGTCCTGGATAGTCACAGTCGTTACGGCGCCTCCAGCGTTCTGGGATCTTATCGGGAGATGAAAACCGATAAGAATCAGCTAACGGGGAGGGTGTTTTTCTCGTCTGTTGCCGAGGCCGAATCACCCATGACCAAGGTCAAAGAAGGTCACATGACCGATTTTTCCGCCGGATATCGGGTCATCGAATCCGAATGGGTGCCCAAGGGAGAAACCACAAAAATCAAGGGGCGCAGCTTTTCCGGTCCGGTATCGGTCGTTACCCGATGGCGCATCAAGGAGCTTTCTTTGGTTCCCATCGGCGCGGATGAAAACGCAACGGCGCGATCTCAACCCAAAGAAAATCATAAGGAGAAAAAAGTCATGAACGAAGCATTTCGAAAACAGTTGGAAGAACTCGGGCTTCCGGTTACGGCTACCGAAGACGAGGCCTACGCCTTTGCGCGGGAGCGGATGCGGCCGATCCCTCCGAAAAATCCGCCTCCGGATCCGGATGCGATCCGGATTGAAGCGGAGAAAAAGGAGCGCAGCCGAGTGTCTGAGATCGAAGCCATGTGCCGGCTGTATCAATTTCCTGGCATGGCATCCGATCTTATCCGTGAAGGGACGCCCATGGATTCGGCTCGCGAAGCGGTTTTGAAAGCCGTAAACGCCCGGGAAGCGGAAAAGGAACTATCCCGGAAATATCACATTTCCCTGGGAATCGACGAAACCGACCGGTTCCGGCAAGCGGCCACCGACGGGATGCTGTTGCGCTCCGGAATGAAGGTTGAAAAGCCATCATCCGGCGCGCTCGATCTGAGAGGATTCACCTTGGTGGAGATGGCGCGGCTTTGCCTGGAAAAAGCCGGAAAGCGGCCGTTCGGAAACGTGATGGAGATGGTTGGAAGGGCGCTCACCACAAGCGATCTGCCCTATCTGCTGGCCAACGTGGCGAACAAGGCGCTATTCGACGGATGGGAGATGGCGGAAGAAACCTGGTCTATCTGGTGCGGCGTCGGGAGTGTATCGGATTTCAAGACCCAGTATTCGCCTCGGGTCTCCGAGGCTTCGGATCTGGCCGAAATCCCAGAATCCGCTCCTTACACCTACGGGAAACTCACCGAGGCTCAGGAATCATACTCCATCCTGACCTATGGGAAACTCTTTGCGGTCACGCGGCAGGCCATCATCAACGATGACCTCAGCGCGCTAACCAATATCCCTAGGTCCCATGGCGAATCCGCAGCGCGTAAAATCGGGGATCTGGCATACGCGGTCCTGACCGCCAATGCCGCAATGGGCGACGGGATTGTCCTATTCCATGCGACGGATCATGACAACATCGGAACCGGAGGAGTCCCCAGCGAAACGACCCTGGCCGAAGCCATCAAACTAATGAAGCTGCAGAAAAATCTCCAGACCCTCCAGAACCTGAACATCCGACCGGAGTTTTTCATTGCCCCGGTGACCCTGGAAGGATCGGCGGAAATTTTCTTCAACTCGAATCAATTCGCCGGAGGTCTCGAATCCGCCACCCGGGCGAATCCCTATGCCGGGACCCGGTTTACCCGGATCTATGAAGCCCGGCTGGACGCATCTTCTACCACCGCTTGGTATCTAGCCGCCCGGCGGGGACGCACGGTGGTGATGTATTTTCTAAATGGCGTCCAGGCTCCCTATCTGGAAACCCGCGAGGGTTGGACAGTGGATGGCGTGGAATACAAGGTTCGCATCGATGCCGGGGC